CCCTTCTGTCTCTCTGACGAAACCGCAGGTAAATGGGGGTGAACCCATCGGAATCGGGTGTGATTCTGGGTCGTTCACGGCGCACTCGTTGGAATCAGCTTCTGGTCGTGTTGAACCAAGGTTGGAAAGTGTCCAGCCGGAGGGTTGCTCAAGCGAGGTGGCTGCTCTGGTGGCCGGCTGGGCGTCGAGACATCTGATGCCGCTGATGGATTGGCAGATTCGAGCGGTTGAAGGGATGCTCCAAAGGAAGGACGACGGCTTCTGGTATCGGGAGGCTCTGATCTCCTGTGCTAGACAGCAGGGGAAGAGCGTGCTCTTGAAGGCGCTGGCCGGATTCTTCGTGACCGAGTGGGCGGCCAAGACTGGCCGGCCTCAGTCCGTCATGCTGGTCGCCAACAAGCTCGACCGGTCGTCGGCGATCTTCCGCGAGCTCGCGCCAATCCTTGAGGGCTTCGGGGGAAAGCCGTTCTGGTCGTATGGCCGGGAGCAGATCCTGATGCCCGACGGCTCCAGCATCCGGGTATCGGCCGCGACCTCCACCCAGCACGGCGCCTCCAACGACCTCGTCCTTCTCGACGAGATCTGGTCGATCTCCCCCGCCGTGATCTTCGACGCGCTCCGACCGACCATGATCGCCCGCCCCAGCCCACTCATGGCCATGTTCTCCACCGCCGGCGACGAGAGCTCCACCGCAATGCTCAAGCTCCGCGAACAGGCGATCAACGCGATCGACGCCGGCCGCACCAGCAAGCTCTACTTTGCCGAATGGTCACCCCCGCCCGGAGTCCGCTGGCAAGACCGCGAATGGTGGCCATGGGCCAACCCGGCGCTCGGCACCACCGTCACATGGGACGCCCTCGAGGCGGCGGCCGAAACACCCGACAAGAACGCGTTCCTCCGCGCCCACCTCAACCTTTGGATCTCCTCCGCGAACTCGTGGCTCGCCCCCGGCCGATGGGACGAATGCCAAACCACCGCCGTCATGCCCGACGGCGGGATCCTCGCCATCGACTCCAGCCTCGACGAATCCCGGTACGTCGGCGTCCGCGCCTACCGCCGCGACGACAAGAAGATCCAAGTCGCCCCCGCCTTCATCGTCGAATCCGAGGACGAGCTCTGGGCCAAGGTCGAGGAACTCATGGCGAACCGCGACCTCCAGCTCGCCGTCTCACCGTCGCTCGAGATCCATACCCCCAAGACATGGAAACCGCGCACCCGCACCGTCGGCTACGGAGAGCTCTTGAAGTGGACCGGCCTTGTCCGGGCGATGATCAACGAAGGCAAAGTGGAACACGGCGGAGAACTCGCCCTCGCCGAACACGTCTCCCGCGCCGTCCTCGTCAAGCAATCCGGCAACGTCGTCCTCAGCTCCCAGAAAAGCCCGGGCCCGATCGAGTTGGCCCGCTGTCTCGTCTGGGCGACAGCTCTCGCATCCGCCGCACCATCCAAAGCGCGCGTCGCCATCGGCAGATCGTAGACATCCGATCAACGCTGTGGGAGACTCCGCCTAGTGGCACTCTTCAAGCGCACGACCGCCAAGCCCGCCGTCGCCGTCAAAGCGGCCTCCGGTGGAGCAGGACAGATCGGCTCGTTCCTCGGCTATTCAGTCGGGACTGCTGAGGAACGAGCTCTGTCGATCCCAACGATCGCTCGGTCCCGCTCCATGATCTGCTCCATGATCGCCGGCCTTGACCTCAAGCAATACCAGCTTGTCTGGAACTCAATCGACGAAGAATACGAGAAGGTCTACCTCCAAGGCGAAGGCTGGTTCACGCGCCCCGACCCCAAGGTGCCGCGCCAGTTCATCATGGCCAACACCGTCAGCGACCTGATGATGTACGGCCGCGCATTCTGGTACATCACCGCCCGCTACTCCACCGGCTTCCCGGCCGCGTTCACATGGCTCCCCCACTCCAACGTCGAGACACCGAACCAGCAAGGCCCGCAGTGGTGGGGAATGCCCGACGAGGTCGAGTTCAACGGCGTCATGCTTGACACCGCCAACGTGATCTGCTTCCTCGCCCCCGACCAAGGCCTCCTCTACACCGGGGCCCGCTCCGTCGACATCGCCATCCGTCTCGACGCCGCCGCCCGACGCTTCGCCCTCACCGAGATCGCGGCCGGCTACCTTCAACAGAAAGATGGCTCCGAACCGATGACCGCCGAAGAGCTCGGCGAACTTGCCTCCGGCTGGGCGTCCGTCCGACGCGAATCCGCCATCGGCGCCCTCAACTCCGCCGTCGAGTTCAAAGAGTTCCAATCCGACCCCAGCAAACTCCAGCTGGTCGAAGCTCGCAACCATGCGGCGCTCGAGATGAGCCGCCTCGCCGGTGTCCCCGCCTACCTCGTGTCCGCACCGACCAGCAACGGCATGACCTACCAAAACGCGCAGGAATCCCGCCGAGATCTTTGGCTCTGGGGCGCACTCCCATACGCCACCGCGATCGCCGAACGACTCTCCATGGACGACGTACTCCCCCGCGGCCGTCACCTCGAGTTCGACATCGACGAAGCACTCGCGCAGGCTGGCATGATGGAAGAACAACAGACCGACCAAGTACTAGAGGATCAACTCGGATGATCAGACTCGCAGTCACAGACCTTACGATTGACGCCGCCGCACCTGACGAACCGCCCACCCGGTCGATCACCGGCCTCGCCGTTCCGTGGGGCGTCACCACCATCGACTCACTCGGCACCAGCGTCCGCTTCGAAGCAGGTTCCCTGTCCGAAGAAGGCCGCGCCCCGAAACTCGTCGAAAGCCACGACCTCTCCAAAGTCGTCGGCCTCGTCACCGAACGCGTCTCCACCGATCAAGGCATGATGTTCACCGCCAAGATCGCCCCCACCAACGCCGGCAACGACGCCCTAGAGCTCCTCAAGATGGGAGCCTTGGACGCCGTCAGCGTCGGAGTCGAGCCGACCAAGTTCAAGTTCGACAAGAACGGCACCATGGTCGTCACAGCCGCTAACTGGCACGAACTCTCACTCGTCGCCGTCCCGGCATTTGATCAAGCCCGCATTACATCTGTCGCCGCTTCCGCCCCGGAGGACGACGAAGAATCCCAACCCGAATACCCAGAGCCCGAGGAGGACTCACTCATGTCAGAACCCACCCCGGTCGCCGTCGAGGCCTCAGCCCCGACCGTGATCCCCACCCAGCCGATCTTCGCTGAAGCCCGCCGCGACTTCAAGCTTCCCTCGGCCGGCGAATACATCGCCAAGTTCCTCGCCGGAGGCGCCGAGTTCGCCGAGTTCAACGCCCGCATCCGCGCGGCCGCCCCGAACGTCGAAACAACCGACACCCCCGGCATCCTCCCGGAGCCGATCGTCGGCCCGGTCTACAACAACTTCCGCGGTCTGCGCCCGGTCATCGACGCCATCGGCGCCAAGGCCATGCCCGGAGGCGGCAAGGTGTTCCGCCGTCCCAGCGTCACCACCCACACCACCATCGGAGCCAGCAACGGCGAGAACACGGCGCTCGATCAGGGCACCTTCGTGGTCTCCGACAATCAGGTCACCAAGGGTGTCTACGGCGGATACGTCCGCCTCTCGGAAGAGGACCTCGACTGGACCGACCCGAACGTGCTCGCCCTCCTGCTCGACGACATGAGCCGGGTGTACGCTAACGAGACGGACAACGTGGCCGCCGACAACCTCATCACCGGCATCACGAACAGCAACAACTTCACGGCCGCGAACATCGCCGACCCGGTCACTTGGGTCACGTGGATGTACACCGCCGCGTCGGACATCCTGTCGGCCTCCAACGGCTGGCTCCCGACCCATCTGTTCGTCGCACCGAACCGCTGGGCCTCGATGGGACAGCTCACCGACACCGCTGACCGTCCGCTGTTCCCGCAGATCGGCCCGATGAACGCTTTCGGCAACATGGCCCCCGGCACCGCCACCGCCACCGCCTTCGGCCTTCAGGTCGTCGTCGACCGCAACTTCGCCAGCGGCACCCTCGCCATCGGCCACCCGGACGGCTTCGAAATCTTCGAACAGCAGAAGGGCGCAATCTCCGTGGAAGCCGCCGACGGCTCCCTGTCCCGGTACATCAAGTTCCGCGGATACTTCGCCACGCTCATGCTGGACGACACGAAGTTCATCAAGGCCGCGTTCGTCTGATCTGCCCCTAGGAGTCTGGATCATGGCGACGTTCACAGTGACGCATCGGATGAGGATCGACGACATCGTCGTGATCCAGACTCTGGACAACACCCCCATCTCCGTCGGCGACTCAATCACCGTCGCCGGCCTCGGCAACGGCATGGACGGCACCTTCACCGTCCTCGACGTACCGACCTACCTGTTCACCGGTGTCGACGACGAAGGCGACTACACGTTCGACTTCAACGAAATCATCCTGAACCAGTACCTCTATGCCGACACCGGCGACGAGGTGACCCGCGATGTTGCGGATCCGTTCGGGACGATCACGTGGACCCAGACCTGTACTTGGATCACCTCGAGCAACGTGACCGAGTGGCTCGGCATCGCCACAGCCACCGCCAACGACACGGCATTCATCGCTACCTGTGTTTCCGCGGCGAACGCGTGGGCATACCGTCGTCGACAGGCGGCCGGCTACACCGACAGCCTGAGCTCAAGCCCATCCGGCGCCGTGACGCTTGGAACCACCATGTACGCCGCATCCCTCTACCGTCAGCGTGGAGCTGTGGACTCGTTCGCGTCCTTTGACCAGATGGGCAACGCGATCCCCAGTCTCTCGCACGGCGAGATCATGCGCCTCCTAGGCATCAACAGGGCTCAGGTGGCATGAAGTGGCATCCGGCATCTTTATCGAGGCTCAGAACGCCCTCGTCTCCACCATCACAGGCCTCGGCTACACCGCCGTCACCGACCCCAGAAACATCCGGCCCATGTCGGTGCTCATCAGCCCGCCGACCTTCGAGACCTTCACGTACAACGTCGGCGACATCACGTTCACGATCAGCATCGTGGCCGCACCTCCCGCCAACCAAGACGCCGTCGACTACCTGCTCACACAGGTGGACACGCTAATGAACTCGACGCTACCCATCACCTCCGGCCGTCCGTCCGTCGTCACCATCGGCGGCCAAGACTTACCGGCCTACGATCTGACCGTGAGAATCGCCTCACGGCGCAACTAAGGAGCCCTACATGGCAACCACGACCTACCTGTCCAACCCCACCGTCCTCATCGGCGCCGTCGACGTGTCCGACCAGTGTAAGGCGGCGACCCTCACCGTCGGCTACGACCAGCTCGAGACGACCGCGTTCGGCGACACCGGCCACAAGTTCACCCAAGGCCTCCAGTCCGTCGAAGTGACCCTCACGCTGTTCAACAGCTACGGCGCTGGCGAGATCGAAGCCACCCTCTACGCGGCGGTTGGAGCCGGGAACACCACCCTCGTCCTCTCGCCCTCGGGCACCACCGAATCGGCCTCCAACCCGGAATACACGATCACCAACGCGTTCCTCGCATCGTTCACCCCGATCTCGGCCACCGTCGGTGAGCTCTCCGAAGTCGAGGTCACCTTCGTCGGTGGTACCTTCGTCCGCGACATCACCGCGCCGTAACCCCAAGGAGTCCCGACATGAAACTCACAATCCGCGTCGACATCGGCGAAGGCCCTGTCGACGTAGAAACCAACCTCTTCATCACCGTCCTCTGGGAACGGAAATACAAGAGAAAGGCGTCCGATCTTGCTCAAGGCGTCGGCGCCGAGGACCTCGCCTTCATGGCCCACGAAGCCATGAAACTGTCCAAGATCACCGTCCCCGCCATGCTTGACGACTTCATCAAGAAGATCGTCAGCTTGGAGGTGGTCGAGACAAGCTCGGCGAACCCTACCCAAGAGGCACCTTCCGACGCGGCCTAGCAGAAATGCTGGTCTCCGTCGGCTGGTGGCCTCCAGACATCGAGTTCGACACGCGTGACCTCAACACCGTGATCGAGATCCTGAACCGAGGCCAGAAGTGAGCGCAACGATCCGAGTCGACGGAGTCAAGGAAACCATCGCCGACCTCCGCCGGCTCGATCCACAGATCCGCAAAGCGTTCAACAAAGACGCCAAAGCGATCGCCGCGCCAACCATCCGAGTTGCCCAGAACCGCTACCGCGGCCTCCAGTTCCCATCCGGCACATACCGCAACTGGCAACAAGGCGGCCGCGAAATCTTCCCGCTAAACCCAAGCAAAGCGGCCAAAGCAATCCGCCTCAAGATCAGCACCTCAAAAAAGAACGCTTCTAGCATCTTCATCGTCAACACATACGCCGGCGCCGGGGTGTTCGAGTTTGCCCGGAACGGAAGCCTTGGCCAAGCGTTCAACAGGAAAAATGGCGCCCCCGCTCGAGTCATGTGGCCATCGGTCGAAACGTCAGAATCCGCGGTCGCTGAAGAAATGGCAAGATTGGTCGAAGCAGTCTCCGACCAGATCAACAAGGAGCTCAGCCTCTAGTGGCCATTCGCATCCCCATCATCAGCGAGTTCGACGACAAAGGACTCGCCCGCGCCACCCGCCAGTTCAAAGATCTCGAGACGACCGGCGAGAAAGCCCAGTTCGCCATCAAGAAAGCCGCCGTCCCGGCAACGCTGGCGCTTGGCGGTCTGGCCCTCGCGGCCGGCGACGCATTCAAAGCATTCGCAGAGGACTCCGCCGCGGCCGACAAGCTCGCCCTCAGCCTCAAGAACTCGACCGGCGCCACCGACGATCAAGTGGCCGCCGTCGAGGACTTCATCAGCTCCACCAGCCGAGCGGCCGCCGTCGCCGACGACGAACTCCGCCCCGCCCTCGACAACCTTGTCCGCGGCACCAAAGACATCACAAAGAGCCAAGAGCTCCTCAGTCTCGCGCTGGACATCTCGGCCGGCACCGGCAAAGACCTCGAGTCCGTCACCATGGCGCTATCCAAGGCGTACAACGGTCAGCTCGGCCCGCTCAAGAAGCTCGACCCGGCACTCGCATCACTGATCAAGAACGGCGCGTCGGCCGACGATGTCTTCAAAAAACTGGGTACTACCTTCGGAGGTCAGGCCGCCGCTCAAGCCGACACAGCCGCCGGAAAAATGCGTGGCCTCGGTATCCAGATGGACGAGCTCAAAGAATCTGTCGGAGCGGCCGCCGCACCACTGATTGAGAAACTCCTACCGGTCCTTGACTCGTTCGCCCGGTGGGCCACAGAAAACCCAGAAACATTCACCGCGATCGCCATCACCGTTGGCGCCGTCGCCGCGTCCGTCGTCGTAGCCAACGCCTCCCTCGCAGTCTGGAACGCACTCGCCGCGGTCACAGCTGTCGTCAACGCCGTTCTAGGCACCTCATTCACTGCCCTCTGGGTAGCCACCGGGGTCGGCGTCATCATCGCCGTCATCGCCGCGATCATCATCCTCCAGAACAAGTTCAAGTTTCTTGACAACGTCGTCAATGGCCTCCGGGCCGCGTTTGAGATCTTCTGGGCGGTCGTCTCGAGCATCTTCGAACGCTGGTGGGGCCAAGTTCAGTTCGTCGCCAACGGCATGAAAACCGCGTTCACCACGGCCGTCAACATCGTCACCGGACTATTCCAAACGATGTACGACACGATCGTCGGGATCGTCGGCGCGATCGTCACCACCTTCGGCAAAGCGGCCGAACTGATCGGTGGCATTATCAAAGGCATCGCCCAAGGCCTCATCACCGTATTCGTCAACGCCCTGAACACACTGATCAACCTGATCAACAAAGCGATCAAGCTCTACAACAAAATCCCACTCGCCCCGAACCTGCCCACCATCCCCAACCTCAGCGTCCCCAAACTCGCCGCAGGTGGCATCGTCACCAGCCCCACCCTCGCCCTCATTGGCGAAGCCGGCCCCGAAGCCGTCATCCCGCTCAACCGCATGAACCAAGGCGTCACCGTCAACGTCTCCGGATCCGTCATCAGCGAACGCGACCTCATCGAGACCATCCGCCGTGGCCTCGTCAACGCCCAGCGGAACGGCGCCCAACTCGTCTACAGCAACACATGACCCTCCCCTGCCAACCAGTCGTCCGCCTCCGCCTCGGAACCGGCGCATCGTTCGGCAACGTCCTCGTCCTCGGCGACGCCATCAACGGCATCCTCGGCACAAACATCCTCGGCACCAGCGTCGTCCAAGTAGTCGACATCACCAGCGACGTCAACCAGATCGCCATCCGTCGTGGCCGCGACCGCATCTTCGAGCACTACACACCCGGCTCCGCCACCATCAGCTGGTGGGACCCAAACGGCGACTGGAACCCAGACAACGCATCCGGGCCCTATTTCGGCCAGATCCTTCCGATGCGACAGGTCAAAGTCACGACCACTTACAACGGCACCGAGTACGCCATGTTCTCCGGGTTCATCAGCTCTTGGGACTGGGAATGGCCCAAAGGCACCCCATACGCCAAAGTAACCATCACCGCCGACGACGGCTTCCGACTCCTCGCACTGTCCAACGTCGACACTGTCACCGGCGCCGCGACCGGCGACCTACCCGGCGCCCGCATCAACCAGATCCTTGACATGATCGACTGGCCCGCCGACATGAGAGAAATCGACACCGGCACCCAAGAACTCCAGAACGACCCCGGCGGCCTCCGCGCCGTCCTCGACGCCATCCAAACCGTCGAGTCCACCGAGCTCGGCGGGTTCTACATGGACCCGAACGGCAACGCCCGCTTCAAATCTCGAAACGCCATCAGCCAACAAGCCTCCGGCACAGCTGTCGACTTTGCCGACGACGGCACCGGCATCTACTACCAAGACCTCGACGTTGCCTTCGACGAACAAGAGCTCTCTAACGTCGTGTCAGTCACTAACCACGGCGGCACCGCCCAAATCGCCTCCGACGCCACCTCAATCGCCGACTACTTCACCCGCACCTACACAGAAACCGAACTTCTCGGCCGTAATAACGCCCAAGCCCTCAACATCGCCAACCTCATCCTCAACTACCGCAAGACCCCCCGGATTCGCATCGAATCCATCACCCTCGACCTTTCGAGCGACAGCCCTCGAGTCCAGCCGGCCCTCGATCTGGACTTCGGCGACCCGATTTATGTCACCCGCACCCAAACCCCTACCTCTGTCCTTGACCTTCGCCTGACCGTCCAAGGCGTTGAGCACACGATCACCCCGGACCGCTGGACCACCCGCCTGATCACCCGAGAGCCGCTGAGCACCGCTTTCATCCTCGGATCGAGCCAGTTCGGTATTCTCGGCACCAATACCCTTTAGGAGCACCATGGCCACCACCTACCCGATCTCAGCCGCCTACGCCGATGGACAGGTTCTGTCGGCGTCAAACGTCAATCAGATCGCTGGAGGCGTGAACGACATCGCCGCCCTTCAGCTGAACGCTCAGACCGGCACGAGCTACACGCTGGTCATCGGCGACGCCGCTAAGACCGTCACCTTGACAAACGCCTCAGCGATCACGCTGTCGGTGCCAACCAACGCTGCGGTGGCTTTCGCCATCGGTACTCAGATCCTGCTGTATCAGGGCGGCGCCGGTCAGGTCACCGTTTCCGCTGTCACCCCGGCGACGACATCCATCAGGTCACAGGGAAGCAAAACCAAGCTCACCGGGCAGTACGCCATCGCCTGCCTGATGAAGCTGGCCGCCGACGAATGGGTCCTGTTCGGGAACCTATCGCTGTGATTCCCGCAGTTTCGGCCGCTGGCTCAGGAAGCCGGAATGTCCTGCCGTACCGCTGGGTCACAGCCGGCGACGCCGGCGTGATGTATACCTCGGATTCGAGCACCGCGGCCTCGTGGACTTCCCGCACCTCGTCCTTCGGCACATCCAAGATCTACCGGGTCCGATCGAATCAGGAGCGATGGGTGGCTGTTGGCGAACTTGGCAAACTTGCCACATCGGACGATGGCATTACTTGGACGCAACGCACATCAGGATTCGGCACCACCAGCATCGCATCAGTCGATTACGGCGGCGCTTACTGGGCGGTGGCAGGCGCTTCCGGCAAGATCAGCACCTCGCCCGATGGCATCACATGGACCCTTTCCACTAACAGCCCGACTGCGAACAACATCGTGGACATCGCCTACGGCAACGGCGTCTGGCTAATCGGCGACGGTAGTGGCAACTTCTGGACCACCAACGACCCGACCTCGACATGGACAGCCCGCACATCAACGCTCACCGGTTTTCAGTTTGCTAAGTATTGGAAAACGAAAGGCCTGTGGGTGGCCGGTGCCCAGACCGCCTCGCAGACCGGCTCGATGGCATCATCAACCGACGGCACCACATGGACCGCCCGGGACACATCCACGAACGCCGGACAAGTCGCAGGCTTCGCCGCTAACTCAACCGTGATGGTGTTCCTACAGGCGTCCGTACTTGCCGCGACCGCTTACCGCACATCAACTGATGGCACTACTTGGACAAACCGCACTTTCGCATCCAACTGGACCGGATTACTTGGACCATATGCCGCAACCGACGACACCGGCCTGATCTGCGTCATGCCCGACTCAACTTCGTATCAGGTTCGGACTTCAACCGATGGCACTACTTGGACAAACCGAGTTGCCGCCCCGGTCAGCGGCCTATACGCACTAGCGCATTCGGCAGGTGATCTTTACTAATGATTTTCCAAGCGACAGTCACCGACGACAACCACGTGATCGTCACCATCAACGGCATTGAGGTCGATCGGCCCGGCCCTTGGGGAGACCGAGAAGGCGCCGAAGTGTGGGCCGCCGCGATCCTCGCCGACCTTGAGAACGGAGTGGATCACTATGGCCTCAACTAAGAAAAAGGCTGTCGAACCTGCCTCTGGTGGCCGACCGTACACAGGGAACAGCGATCCGACCGACGGCGCTCGACCCGGCACCGTCCGTTTCCAGCAGTACATGGTCTTCTTGTTCCAGATGAAGAATCTCGGGATCTACGCCAACCGGCCAGTCCGCGGCGGCTCCGGTCTTTCCGTTCATGCGACCGGCCGCGCCTGCGACCTCGGAGGCGGCCACAACCAGATCATCGCCGCCATTCAGTTTCTCGAGCGACACGCCGACCAGCTCGGCATTGAGGAAATCCACGACTACGGCAACCGCGTCCAACCCGGCCAACACGGCGCCGGGTGGCGATGCGACCGCCACGCATGGAAGATTTACGACAAACCCACCATCGGCTCACCCGGAGCCGCATGGGTCCACTACGAAATCAGTCCCGACATGGCCGACAGTCCCGACAAGGTGAACGCCGCCTTCAAGGCGATCCTGTCGAAATGAGACCGAATGAAACTCGTGATCTGCGCGCTCCTTGTAGCGACGATCGCGTGCGCGGAACGATCCCGCGCACCCCAATACGAAATCGAGTACGAAAGGATGTACCGTGAGCGACTCACCCAAGAAACGCCGGATGTCCCCTGACGAGATCGAGGCCCGCACCCGCGCGATCCTCATCATCACCCTCGCCGCCGTCCTCGGCCTGTCCGTGTTCGCCATGCTCTACGGCCTGCTCTTCGTTTACCAGCCCGAAAAGATGTCCGAAGCCGACGCCAAGATGTTTGAGATCCTCGGCCCCCTCGCGGCCGGCATCACCGGAGCTCTCACCGGCCTCGCCGCCGGTGGAGCAATCAAGTCGCGCCGCGACGATCAGGATTCTTGACCCTGCCCTCCTGAGTCGGTAGACAGTCCGCACCTCGCGGACCCGACCCGAAAGGAAACCCATGTCCAGATTCATCTTGGGCGTAGCCATAGCCTGCGGCGCCCTCTTCATGTTCCTCGACCGCCCAGACGCCGTCCAGACGGCCCCTGCGGTCGTCTCCTACGCCCCGGCAACCCTGCCAGACCCGACGACAACGATCGCCGCTCCTACGACCACACAGGGCCCAATCCTGCCACTCGTGGGGCCTGACACCCCATGCCAAGAATGGGTGCCCGAAGCGATCGCGGCCGGCTGGCCTGCCGACCGGCAGATCCTCGAGACGCTCATGTCAATCATCTGGCGCGAATCCCGCTGTCAACCGGACGCTTGGAATGGCCACGACGCAGGCCTCACCCAGATCAACCAGATCCACACCGCATGGATCGCCGAACTCGGCCTCGGCAACCATCCGGACGCCATGTTCGACCCGGCCCGCAACCTCGAGTTCGCATGGAAGCTCTACAGCTCCCGAGAAGCGGCCGGGAAGTGTGGCTGGAAGCCGTGGTCAATCTCGTGTTGATTGACTGGGAAGGCGCCGCTTGCCAAGGCTTGGACGTCAACATCTTCTTCCCCGGTGTCGGCGAGAACAACAAAGCGAAGCTCGCGGTGCTCGTCTGCTCCACCTGTCCGATCCGGCTTCGCTGTCTTGAGTACGCCCTTCAGTGGTCATCTCGAGACTGCCCCGGTATCTGGGGAGGCACCACTGAACGGCACCGTCAACAACTTCGTCGCACCGGTGTGATAAATAGCAGAGCGTGACCGCAACCAAGCCGGAAATCGCCTTGTGCTGTAAGTGTCAGAAACTGCTCGTGGATGACGAGATCGTCCGCTGGCTGAACACTGGCACATGGTGGCCGTGGTGCTGGCCGTGCTTCAAGCGGGAACACCTCACCAACCTGACCCGACTACAGGAAGAGAACTAATGGACCTTGGCAACTACGTCCCAGTCAACCAACGCCTTCTGGACGCCCTCGGCCGCTGGCCCGAACTGCGCGTCCAAGAAACCGGCTTCGACATCATGCGCATCGAGGAGCAGACGTTCCTCGTCTGCGAAGTGACCGTCTGGCGCACCCCCGACGACCCGAAGCCCTCAATCGCCACGGCCGCCGAACCGTTCCCCGGCAAGACCCCCTACACCCGCGGCTCCGAACGGATGGTCGGATTCACCTCCGCGCTTGGCCGCGCGCTCGGCTACATGGGCATCGGCATCCACGAAGCGATGGCCTCCAGCAACGAGGTACAAGCCCGCCAGACCGGCGACCGCCCTCGAGCACACACACCACAGCCGTCAAGCCAGACCGAAACCACCGACGCTCAGCGACGGATGCTGAAAGCTCTTGGCTACGCCTCGGAACCACCGGCACTCAAGAAGGACACCTCGGTTCTGATTGACAAGCTGAAGGCCGAAGCGATGGGTGAGGAGGCATTCTGATGGATCAGCTCTCATTCGACTGGACCAGCCTTCACTCCGATGAGCCGGCCTGCGATCGCTTCCGAGCGTTCAACTACGCCAACCCATGGGTCATGGACCGTCTCGTCGAGATGGCACGCCGACTCAAGATTCGCGGCATCAACCAGTACGGCATCGCCGCCCTCTGGGAAGTTCTCCGCTACGACTGGACTGTCCGCACCGACGACCCCACCAGCACCCTCAAACTCAACAACGATTACCGCGCCTTCTATGCGCGTGAAATCATGCGCCGCCACCCAGATCTGGACGGCTTCTTCTCCACGCGACGTTCACAGGCCGACAAGTGATCACCGAGAAAGAGTTCCAGAACGCCGTCGTCGAGCTCGCCAAGTGGACCGGCTGGATGGTCTACCATCCGCTTCCCGCCCAGAACACTCGCGGCCACTGGCGCACCCCCACCCTTGGCGATGTTGGCTTCCCCGACCTCGTTCTCGCCCACCCGACCAAAGGCGTGATCTTCGCCGAGCTCAAGAGTCGCGTCGGGAAACTTTCTGACGCCCAGACGCGATGGTTATCAACGCTCCGTCTGGCCGGCGCCGAAGCATACGTCTGGCGCCCAGCAGACCTCCCGCAAATCCGACTGATACTGACAGGAGACAAACCATGAGTCACGACATGACCGCCCTCATCCAACGGGTTCAAGAAGCGACCCGGCAAATGGATCTGGCCGCCCAAGCCATCACCGGCTTCAAAGCTCGGGTACACGAGCTTGAGGAGGAGAACACCCGCCTCCGCGCCCGCCTCGTCAAAGCGATGGCCATCATCGAGCACTACGAAAGCCCCGACCAGTGATCCGCCTCCCATTCCAGAACCTCGTCCGCGCGGCCCGAGTCCCGATCCAATACCGGGCCCACACCGAGCCGACCCGCGGCGACCTCGCTCGAGCGTTCGGCGTCTGCCTTCAGACGATCGACCGATGGCGTCACGATGGCATTCCATGGTACGATGCCGATCGTCTGGCCGTCACCGTGGCCGGCGTCCATCCGGGCGCGATCTGGCCTGAATGGTGGGACATCGCATGATCGTCCGCACTCCACGTCGCCGGGAGAACTTCACCATCGTCTCCAACGAGGTGATCCGCAACCAGCACCTCTCATGGAAAGCCCGCGGCCTACTGATCTACCTGCTCAGCCAACCCGATCACTGGCGCACCTCAAGCGCCCACCTCGCCTCAATCAGCCCCGAAGGGATCCACGCGGTCCGCACCGGCCTCAAAGAACTTGAGACCTACGGCTACCTGCGTCGAGCCCGCACCCAACTGGCCAACGGCACATGGCGCCATGACATCCTGATCTACGACATGCCTGTGGATAACCCTGAGGATAAGTGGCTTAGTTACCCACAGACCGACGACAGGTTTTCCGACGTCGGATAACCACTCGTTCTAGAAAGAACTGAAGAAGAAGTACTTACTGACTAATAGTAGTTCTCAACTCACATAGGAACCCATGGCCCACGCCGCCTACAACGACCCCAACTACAAAGCCCTCCGCCAACGCATCCTCGCCGACCAACCCAACTGCGCCATCTGCGGCCGACCCGGAGCAGACACCCTCGACCACATCCTCGCCCTCGAACTCGGTGGCACCAACGAAGAACACAACCTCCGACCAGCACACCGATCCTGTAACTCACGACTTGGAGCCAACCTCGTCAACGCAAAGAACAAAGCACGATTCGACGCACGACGACAAGCAGTCGCTTTTTGGAACGAGAACGCATTGAC